GATTCAACGTCCAGACCCCGGCGCCCGACGAGCTGTTCCAGTAGCCGCCTGAGATCGGGCACATTTCGTTCGGCTTGTAGTCGTAGAAGATGTCGTTGCCGAAGGCATTGGTGCCGCCGTCGCCCGTGGTCAGCATGCCGCCGACGCCGGCCCAGTTCCAGGCGTTGCCGCTGGTCGCTTCGCTGAATACCTGCGTCGCCGCACCGTAGCTGATGGAGCGATCGGCGCCGGTCTCGCGCCAGATTTGGTAGCTGGTGCCGAGATCGTCATACAGCGCCGCAATTCCGGTCGCGCCCCACAAGTCGGTGGCGAGCGTGTTGCCGCCCGTCACGTTCTTCATGGCCGCGCTGGTCTTGAGGATGTAGAGGTTGGTGCCGTTGCTGGTCAGGCCCGGGGTGATTTCCCACACCAGGCCGTTGAGATCGGCAACGCCGCAGTTCTGGCCGTTGTGGGTGGATTTCGCCAGGGTGCTGGCGCTGCCGGTCTTGCCGACGCCGGTGTAGGTGCCGTTGCCGTCGTAGGTCCAGGTAACGGTGGCGTCTTGCGCATCCGACAGGGCGTTGTTGTTGTTCCCCTTGGGGAAGTTGTTGGTGGCGTGATACCAGGCGCAGTACGTGGTGGCCGTGCTGGCGCGCGCATGGGCGTAGCTCAACATCGCCAGAGCGGCAAAGATGAACCGGCTGTTGCAGAAGAAGTTCGCGCCACGAGTCTTGGCGGCGGCAATTGCCCCGCCGTAGTTTGCACCCGGTGCCCCGGTCAGATCGCTGAATACCTCATTGGTCAGCAAGCCTCGCGCGGCGCTGGTGAGCACGATGCCGTTGGCCAGGCTCGACGCTTTGCCGGCGTTGTAGCTGCACAGGTACTTGTCGACGAACACGCCGCGCTGCACCGCGCCGCCATCGTAGAAAGCCCGGTGCAGCGCATAGCCATCGGCATTGGCGGCTGTGACGTTCAGGAAGGCTGATTCGGGCTTGACATCGACTTCGTTGAGCGCGACGCCATTCGATCCGGTTCCCCACTTGTAGTAGAAGGCCGGAATCCAGCACATGACGCTGCCGTCGCTGTACTGGTAGTTGCCGTAGTTGGCCGACGATGGATCGCGGCAGCCCGACATTTCCGACATGCCTGACGGCAAGGTAGCCGGGCAGATGCCTACTCCGAAGCCCTGGCCTCCCGGGGTGCCGATGTTGTTGAGGTAGGACACCCGGAGCACCATGCTGTTTTCAGGACCAAGGAGGCCGACTACGTTTCCGGCGCCATCCAGCGAGTAGGTGGGGATGTTTCCGAGCCCGGTATGCTCTGCCTCGTGCTGATCGAGCACCGTGTCGTAGGTCGCGCCAACAGTGAAAGTGTCCGGGTGTTGCGAGTAGAAGTCCCTGGCGTCTTTGCCGGAAACGTAGTGCGTCGAGCCTGCCGGCATATCAACTACTCGCCCAGTTATGTCTGGGCCTTGGGTGTCAATCAACGCGGTGACGGTTTGAATATCCATGAAGTCGCTCCTATTGGGTGTTGCTACGGTGATTCAGTGCCCGCCGACAAGGCAGAGTGAAGTTCGTGCGGGTGAATTGGCGGATCCCCGGTCAGCCCGGTATTCCGCCGTGTAGATCGCCTTCTCGAACTGATCGCGGCAATCCTTCACGAGATCAGGCGTCGACCACTCCCTGCGCGGCTGGGCGTACAGCTTTGCCAATGCCCCGGCCGCGATTTGGTCCTGATAGAGGTTGTGGAGCTCGTCCGGGTAGGTTGTAGCTGACTGCGATGGGCGTAGAGCCAGACGCAGGTCGAGCGTCCCGGCCTCGTCCGGCACCATGCGAAGGCCAACTTCGGTTTCGCTTACCACCACGGCCGCCGTTGGACTACCCTCTTCCGTCTCCCACAGGACGGGAATGGACCCGGCGTCCGGTGTATTGATCGGTACTTCATTAAGTTCGGCCGATAGCAGCCAGGCAATGACGGTATTGGCCGGCAAGTCGGAAACCGTGTAGTCGGCCGTACTTGCAACCACCGTAATTTGTTCTGGCGTGAATCTATAGGCGCGCGACCGGTTGCAGAACTCGATAACCGCCTGAAGGATGGCATCGTCGATCATCGGCAGCGGACAGCCGGCAACATGCGGCTGAACCTTCGAACGCAGGGCGGTCAGCGCGGCCATGCCTTATTCGTCCTTCTTGATCTCGCGCGCCGTTAGCTCCGCGAAGATTCGTTCGCGCAGCTTTTCGGCCGTAAAGTTATTGCTGAAGGTGACGCCTTCCTGCCGGGCGAAGTCCATCAGTTGCGGCTTTTCCAGTTTTCCAAGAAGCTCGGCGAGCGTCGGCGGCTGGGCGCCAGCTCCATCGCCGCCACCTTCGGGATTCTTGCCGGCGTCACTCGCGGAGGCGCTACCAGATCCCTCGGCGCCATCTTGTGCGCCATCGGCGGGCAGGGTTATATCGGCAGGCATGACTTCGGTAGGTACCAGCGCCAGCTTTACCGTGCCCTCATTCAGCGCGGCATATTCCTCGGCGGTTGCCATGAAGGTGATCGGGGTGCGCCCATCCTCTGCCTTTTCGGCAATCTTCCGCTCGGCTTCGAGGTCGAGGCTGTGATTCGTCATCAGTGACAGCACTTCGCGCCGGATCTGCATTTCGTCCTTGCCGTCGACCTGCACCACGCGGTCAAGCTCGCGGCGAGCGAAATGCACCAGTTGATCGACGCTCATGCCGTTGAGATTGATGAAGGCAGCAACGTCATGCTGCTTGTTCAGCGCGCGGCCTTTGCCCATGGTCAGGAAGGTGCCGCCATCGGCCGAGATCGGGGCTATAGCGAAGGAATCCGTATGCACCAGCAGCGCCTTTGCCAGTTCGCCGCCGAAGTTATGGACCTGGCCGGGCGTCCAGATGGCGCCAGTCTTGCAAACCGTGTCCTCCTGCTGGTCCTTCTTTCCGACGTAGCGGATCCCGACAATTGCGTTGGTGTTCATGTGGTGTGACTCCTGAAAGAAGCGGGCGGACCCCGCAAAGAGGCCCGCCCGTGGTTGCCTGCGCCCGGTGTTACTGGACGCCCAGCGCTTCGCCTTCGACCTTGGCGTAGATCGTGCCGGTGACGGCCTCGGTTGCAGCGCCGGTGCCGAACACGATGGTCAGCCAGGAATCGACCTCGACCCGGTAGGGCGGGAAGATTTCGTAGGTCAGCGTCTCGGCGTTCTGGCCCCAGGCGCCGTCGGCCTTGATCGCGGTATCGGCGCCGGAAACGGCGGAACTACCGTCGATTGGCGTGAAGCCGATCTTGGCCGTCAGCGTCGGCGAGCCGTGACTGTCGAGCTCGGTCGTCTTGGTGACCACGCGATGCACGTTCGTGCCAGCCGGGACACGAACGAGCTTGACGATATCCGCAGCATCGATGTCGGCATTCGTGACAGCAACGGAATCGGTGAACACGGATTGGTTGCCGCCATCGCTGGCATACATCGCGTTGCGGTTGGTGCTGGTAACAGTTCCCATGGTGAGACTCCTTGTAGATGGGGTTGCCGCCGACGAAACAGCGCCGGCGGCTTACTTCAGTGGAGGGTTAGGAGGCGGACAGCTTCACCGCGACGTCGACCGCGATAACGCCGTGATCCGTGGGGATCTTGGCGCCGGTCGAATCGGGCACGTTGAAGCGGACCTTGGTCGCGCCCTCCACGCCGAAGACTGCGAATTCGGGCTCGCGCTCGAAGTTGTGCAGCTTTTCAGCCCAGGAGTAGTGCGTACCGCTGGCAGCGTCCTTGCCGTAGGCGTTGGCCAGAGCCTGCGCACCCAGCACCACGCAGCGCTCGACGGCGTATCCGGCGGTCAGTGATGCATTGACCTGTTGCGCGGTTTCGGTCGCCGTGGCGGCATTGGCCGATGTGATGATCTTGGCGTAGTCGCTGGGCAGGAAGCGGATCGCCCGGCTGATCTTCTTCACCAGGATGCCGTTCCACATGCCGACTTCGCCGCGGAACAGCGGGTGCTTGCTGCCGTAGGCCGCACGGGTGATCGCGTTCTGCTGGAAGGCACGCAGGGAACCCTCGGTCAGCAGCTGCGAATACACGTTCGGCGGAACCAGCATCACCCACATCGGATCGTCTCCGGCCGCCGGGTCATCGGGAATCTGAACCGGCTGCAAGGTCAGGTCCAGGTTGTCGATGATGTTGCGGATCTGGTCGATGTGCGCCAGGGTCAGGTCGTCGGTCGAGGCGATCGAGGCCAACTGCGCGCCACCTTGGGTCAGGCTGGTGCCATTGACCACGTAGTGACGGTTGTAGGTCGGTGCCAGGATCGGGTTGACCATGATGTCGGCGAAGTCCGCATCGCCGCCGGACGAAGCGCCCGAGGCGAACTGCAGCGGGACCACCCAATCATTGCCACTGACTTGCCCGCGAGCGCCGGCCAGATGGCACAGCGTACGCTGCTCGAAGTAGCGCGCGGCCAGGCCCACGGCCTGCGAACGTGCCAGGCGGCGCAGATCGTGAACCGTGCGCTGCTGCGACATGCGACCGCCAGCATTGACCGGGAAGGTCCATTGGTCGATCTTGATGTCCATGTTGCTGAAGGACATCGGCGTGCCGCGACCCTCGGCGTTGCGGTCGCCCATGATCGGCTTCGCGGTCGCGATGTCGATGCAGTCCATGCGCGCCTGGTCGCCGGCGGTCTTGGTCAGGTCCATGATCTCGACGATGGGCATGCCCGGGCTGGATTGCAGCTTGGACAGCTTTCCGTCGACCTCGGCCATAGTGGGCTTGGGACCGACCATGTTGCGGAACGTGCCGGCCTTCTACTGGGTCTGCGCAAAGAGCGCGGCGCCGTAGATGAGTGCGGCTTGACTGGAACCGCTGGCTACATTGGTTTGAGACATTTGCCTTCTCCTAAAATGAAAAAACCCGCACGAGGCGGGTCTTCAGTGGGGTGAAAGGCCGGGTTAGCGAAGTCGGTTCAGCTTTGCCTCGATCTGCTCGGGAGTCATCGTCATGAATTCGGCAGTCAGTTGCGCGCCGGACTTGCCGAGCATCGCCGCTGCTTCATCAGTGGCCGGCGGGTTTCCGCCGGGAAGGTCTCCCAAGGAGTGAGGCACTGCTGTACCCGCTTTCTCCGCTGCGGCAAGTGCCGCGTCGGCCTTGGCTTTCAATGCTGCGTCGGTAGGTGTTGCCGGCGATGCCGCCTGTGCCTGCGGTGTTGCCGTACCAGCGGGGAGAAGGTTGCCGCCGTAGAGCGTTTTCACGCCCTGCGCTGCGCGATTGATCAAGTCCGCGGTCGGGAGTCCGACCAGATCGGGATCGTTCTGCAACGCGCTGTAGGCATCGACCACGGTATTCCACCGGGCGATGGCCTTCGGGTCTTTGGCATCCATGGCCGTGCGCAGCGCAACCAGTTCCGGATTGGCCGCAATAGCGGCTTCCTCGGCGTCGATTCGCTCCTGCTCGGCTGACTTCTCCTGCACTTCCTGTCCCGCTTTGATGCCTTTCACGGTACCGGTCAGCTGCTCGATCATGCTCATCTGAGCGCGGATGACTTTCGCCACCCCGGGCAGATCCTGATCCAGTTGCGCCAGGTCTTCCTCGGACAACGCAGCTGCTGCGCTGTCGGCATCCGGCTTCTTCCCCGCCTGCAATTGCTTGACTTCTTCGGCGAGGGCGGCGGCCGTGGCCTCGGCTTGGATGGCGCGGTTACGCTCGCGCTCCAGTACCGAGTAGGGAATGGTGTGCTTCCCGTCCTGCGCAAGAACTTCCTTAACCGGTTCGGCGGGTGGCGCCGGTTCGGTCCTGGCTTCCGCTGGCTTGCCATCAGCGCCGGGCGTTGCGCTGGTGTCGGTCTCGCCCTTGTCTTCCGTCTTGGCGGCTGCGGTGGCGGCATCGTTGGCATTGCCGGCCAGGGCGTCGAGTTGATCATCGCTCATGTTGGCCAGCAGGTCAGGATTTGCCGCAAAGTTCGTGCTGCTGTCGGGTGTTGCTGGTGCTGCTGCAGTGGTTTGCATCGCTGTTTCTCCGTCGCGGGTATTCGCCGCGGCCCGTGTCGCTGGGCTGCGTAGGAGGGTGTCTGAAACGAAAAAGCCGCCCGGAGGCGGCCTGCTCTTGGTGGCCTTATCGCTGGCCGTGCGTGGAAATCGTTATTGCAGTCGGGCGCCGATGTTGCCAACGATCTCGGTCAGCGCCGCGACTTGCTGTGTCAGTTGTTGGATCATCCCGGCATCGATCGGACCAGCCGCAGCGGCATCGGCCTGCGCCTGTGCGCGGGCTGCCTCGGCGTTGGTCTTTCCTACCTTGGCCTCCTTGTCGGCTAGATCCAGCTCGACGGCGCGCTGCTGTAGCGCTGCGGCCTGTTCTTGCTCGAGCTGCGCTGCCTTCATCGCTTCCTCTTCTTCCGGCGTCTTCGGGGCTTCCTGATCGCCCAGGTTCAGCGCCTTGCGCAACCGCTTCACGATCTCGCCGCGCTGCGGGTCGTCGCTGGCGGCCATCACGAAGTCGATGACCAGCGCTTGCAGGTTTTCCGGCAGGCTCCGGGTCAATTCGGTCAGCCGCAGGAAGCGCTGTTCGCGGTAACTGGCGGTCCCCGGCACGTCAGACAGCGCCACCTTAAGCCGCGCTCGCTGCACGTCGTTGGTCAGCAGCCCACGTTCGTCTGGCACGTTGAGCTTCACGGTCTTGGTGCCGTTGACCTCGTTGTCGATCTTGACTTCCATCGGCTTATCGCCAATGTCTTCGATGATCAGCGACATCAGCAGATCGCCGACCTGGCGCCGCGCGAACTGGTAGTTGTCGAATATCTCGGCCAGCGTCTGCGTGCTTTGCTCGACCAGCGTATTGGCGGCAACCCCTGAAATTGCGCCCTTCTGGTTGCCTTCGAACGAGGCATAGACGCCGGCAACGTTCTTCAGCGCCTGCCGCTTATCCACCAGGGCGCTGTACTGCTGGCTGTTCAGTTGGAAATCGGTTTCGACCTCGAACTTGCCGCCCTGCTGCAACTTCTGCGGGTCCAGAACGTGCATGGCATCGGGCCGCGCCGCCTCGCGCCGTACGGTGGCCGGAGAATCTTTGGTCACACCCTCGGTCATGGTCACGCGCTTGGCCGCCAGCAACCAGATCATCTTGGTGTTGCGCGCGTTGATCTCGTCCTGCAGCGGCTTCATGCCGCGGATCATGCCGTAGGGCACGCCGGTCATGTCCTCTCGCTTGCCGAAGAACGGCACATAGGGGAACTTGTCATGCTTGTACGGCGTCGGCATGTCGGCCAGCTTGTGCGGTCCTACAAACCACGCCAGGCGAACCTTAGTGTAGAGCGCCGATCGCACTTGCACCAGGTCGTAGGCCACGGCCTCGATGTGGTCACGGTTCTTGCTGTCGAACTCGATCACCCGGCCGTCAGGCGTCTTCAGCACATGGCCGCGGATCCAGCGGCGATACCAGACTTCGGACAGGCAGAGCCGCTTGCGGAAGGTATCGCGCCATTCCTGTTCCTCGTGGGTCCAGCCGCGCTCCCTGCCATAGTCCATGGCCAGGCCGGTACTGCGCCCGCCATCAATCAGCATTGTCGGGTCCATGCCGGACCATCCGGCGCAGGACAGCCGGAGCATGTCGGCCTTGTCGGGGAACGTCTTTTCGATCACGTCGACGTCGTGCCAGCGCTTGCGCACCAGATAGCGCCAATCCAGCGTGTCGGGACGCTTGCCGCGGAAGTCCCAGAAGATTTCATTGCGCGGCACGTAGCCAACTCGGTAGGGATACAGGAAGGGGTTGTGCTCTCGCGCCACTTCCACCCAGCCCAAGCCGACCTTGGTCTGCGCAGCAAACGAATCCGAGCACGCACGATCGGCCATCGACTCCGACTCGGCCTGCTTCATCCGGTAGTTCATCGCCTCGGCAACTTCGGAGAAATCCTCGTCTGCGTTGGTGGCAATCTTCCAGTCAAGACGCGTCTTGGCTTCCAGCCCCAGCACGGCATCAATGGTGGGCGCCGTCAGGTTCTCGATGATGGGCGCCATGCCCAACTCTTTCATGGCCTCCAGCGTCTCGGAATCCAACTGGTTGCCGTCGTAGTAATCGGCCTCGATATCGGCTGTGGTGCGCCAGGCCGGCTGCTCTTGGATCTCCAGCAGGATGTTGGCGAACTCGCTGGGCTCCATTTCGGCCACGGCATTGAGCGGGGCCGATGCAGACACGATGCGCCCGCCTTCCTGGCTCTGCTCGATGGTCGCCGTTTCGCTCATATCGCCCATGGTTGTCCTGTTGTTGTCCTTACATGAGGCGCCAGTTGTAGGCGCGCTGCTTGGTCTGTCGTTGCTCGACCGGTGCCACCGTGGCGAAAGCCCTGCTCATCCAGCCGTAGCGCGTCGCGCTGAGAACGTCGTCGTAAAGGGCGACGATCTGCCCATCCTTGCGGTGATACAGCCGGAACTCGTCGAACCAGTCCGACAGGTTCGAAAACACTTTGATCCGGCCGCCGTTCATGTCGTCCAGCATGCCAAGCACACCCGCCTCGACAGACTGGCGAATGGCCTTGGTTTCGTCCGGCGTACCTTCCGGCGCGTGCTGCGCATGGTGCGCCAACATGTTCAGGCCACGGTCGCGGTACTGGCGCTGCAACACGATGCCGCTGCCCTTTTCGTGCTGGTGGCCGTCATGGGGCCACGCAACGGGCATCCAAGGCTTTTCGCCGCCACCACAGCGCGGCTTCATGGCGTCGACGTGAGTAGCCGGCGTCTTTTCCTTGATCTTGTAGCAGTCCGTGACGTACATCGTCCCGGTGTCGTTGTCGAAGGCTAGCCATACCGCGGCAAACGGATGGTCGTAACCGAAATCCACGGCGCACAGCCGCGGCCAATGGGCCGGGATCTGGAACGGCGCCACCTTGATGACTTCCTCATCGACCGGGAACACCCGACCGGACCCAAGCGTCGGTATGCCCTTCGATCGGGCATCGCGCTCATGGGCCGGGAAGCTGGCGATGATGCGCTCCCGTTCTTCAGCCGGAATGTGCTCGGCATCCTCGATCGTCATGTTGGTGTCCGACCGCTCCGGCGTTGGATCCACCAGGAACTGCCGCACCACTTCCGACATACCCTGCAACGGCGTGAAGGACAGCGCCGCTATGCCGCGCGTCGCGATGGTCCGCGCCAGGCCTTCCGCGTAAATGTCTTCGGGCGGCTCCTCGTCGAACCAGACGAAATCGACCGGGGGGCCCTGCCATTTCCGCTGGCCCTGCGCGTAGTACTTGAAACGCAGCAGGGACCAGCCGCCCGACTTGTGCTTGACGCGAATGTAGTCGTACAGCCCGGAAACCCCGGCCGCCATGCCGTAGTCGCCACCCAGGCAGCGGGCCGGAATTGAGCCGGTCCCTTCATCGCCAACCAGCCCGAGCAAGGCACGTTGCGGGTTGTCGCGGGTAGATTCCCCGGTTTCCGACGACGCCCAGGCCACAATCGGCCGTGTCCAGCGCTTGCCTTCCCAATCGTCCGGGTACTCGCCGGTCAGGTGGTAGGCCAACTCGTTTCCGACACAGAACGTCTTGCCGTTCTGGTTGCCGGCACGCAGCAGCCGCTCACGGTGCGTTGCGCCACGGCGGTGAAACTCTCTTTGCTTCGGGTACGGCCTGTAGTCCTTGAGCTTGTCGCGCGAGAGCTCGGCCAGTGCCTCCGTCAGAAGCGCGGCGCGGGCTTCCTCTGGCAGGGTATCAAGCCATTCAAACCCTGGTAGCGTGCCCATTGATGAGCTTGCCGCCGCCGGCGCCCTGTAGCCGCTCCACAATCGCCTGGAGCACGTCGCGCGGAAGGTTGGCCAGCGCGCCCATGCGCTGCTTGTTGTCCTCGGCGAACAGGCCCAAGTGCTTCATGGCCTTCTCGATGCCGCTGTTCTTGTCCCAGAGCTTGATCTTCTTCGTGTAGCCGATGAACTTGCGGCCCTTGCCCTCGCCGTCGAACAGTTCATCTATCTCGATCGACGCCACAGCGCCGGCCATGTCGTCAGGCCATTCGTGGATCGGCAGCAGTGCCCCGGACTTGTCGAACAGCTTGCGCGGATCTGCGTGCACGATCTTCGAAAGCTCGGCCATAACAGAGTCCGTCGTCAGGCGATGGGCTTTCGATAGCTCGTCCTGCCGTTCCTGGATCAGCTTCTTCACTGTCGGACGCGCGAGCATG